TAAAAGGGTCTACCCCTGTTTTCTTTTGTATAGTTTCTAATAATGGTTTAGCTACCATCTGTCCTTCTATCATTTGCTGATACTTACTTCTCTTTGACTGAGACATAGCATCCTGAGCAAAAGCCTTCGGAACAAACTCTCTGCTTTGCATACCGTTAACAACGATATCTACAAATTTAGGAAGTATAGGGACTGGAGTCCAGTCTAAGTTTAAGTAAGACAGATCACCATCTACCGCTAATTCGTTCTTGTATTTACCTATAGATTGCTCACCTCTTGCGTACAATCTCAACCTGTGGAAGTCCTTCCATTGGTCGTAGTATCTACAACTGTTTCCGTCTTTTTTGAACCATTCGTATTGAATTGCTTGCCCGATCTGTAAACCAAACTCATCAGAAGCTTTCTTGCTATCTGAAACAAATTGACTAGGAAAACCTGCAGATGATATATTTATGTCTACTTTCTTCATCTAATAATTTCGCTATTTGTACCTTTATTGTTATACATTGCAAAGTTAACCTTTATTTTGGAAACTTTTTTCTGTGGTGTGTATAAGTATCTTTGTGTTGCCATTATAGCTAATCCAGAAGATATACTTGCATCAAACTTCGTTCTGTTGCTTATATCAAACTTTGCCCAGTCCTCTAGTGTTCTAGCAAATATACAATCTCCCATCTCATCTTCGTTCTTAATTCCTATATGCTCTTCAATATAAGATTCAATTGCTGATGCGTGTGCTTGCTTTATGTCCTCGCTTGAATTGGGCATCCCTCCGAGCTCCTTTTCAGTTTTTGATAACTTACTATAATGTTTGTCTGGACGGTTCATACAGAAGCCCCTATAGCCTCTATTCTTAAAGTGATACAACAACCTTGGCTTATTGTTCTCAATTAGTATAGGCATACCATAAAACACACAAGCCTTTAAAACATCCTCAAAGAATATCTCAGCAGTTTGTGGTCTAGCAATATACTCTAAGAAAAATTGGTTAATTGGTGCGTTATCCATATGGAACATTGTCTTACCGTGAAGTGCACCATTAGATCCACCTCCACCAACAACTCCTGATATATCATAACTATCACATCCAAACGCTCCAAGATGTTTATTACCTGGGTGTTTTATTCCGTTCTTAGTTTCTATTCTATTTTGTAATCCCTTTTCTGGTGTCCAAGATACATAAAATCTGCCTCTCGTATCAGGGTTAAACATTACCTCAGTATCTTTTATTCCATTCTTCCAACTTAAGTTACCTCTAGTTAAATGATGGTCAGTTATTAACGAGTCGTTGTAATCAATCTGTTGGTATATCTTTGTTAAGTTAAATATAGACTGCTTACTCTCATCTCTAAATGCGTGTGACTCTGTTCTAGGGAATTGACGGTAGTATTCGTTTAATGCATCTGCATCATTCTTTAATGAGTCAACCTCATCCTGCCAGTAGTTAATAGCTCCTTTTATAATAGGCTCTCCATCAATACCTAACACAGGTTTACTTGGTGTGTGGAATACAGGCATACCGAACCTGTCGATAAATCCCTCCATATTCCATTCCATTGGAATAAATAAACTATATAAACCACTCTTAGTCTGACCATTCTTATTTCTTGTAAAAACATCAGAGTCCTCGTAAAGCTTCTTGAAGTTATCTCCACCCTTTGATAGTGCATTTGATGTTGATCCCATCATACACTTTCCTATAATCTTACTACCCAATCTTAAACAAGTCTTTGTAACTCGCCAGTTATTTAGAATATTATTAGGCTTAATCCATTTACCTGAATTTAAAGAAACAGTAAAGTCTTCTAATATTAATTTTCTTTCGTCATCATTATCTCCGTCAACCTGTATTCCTACATAGTTTCCAAAATCTAATTTTTCAACTTCAACTTTATTTCTACGACCTCTAGTGATTGGTGTATAATCTTCAAATGATTTTTTATCTGTAAGTATTGGTATAATAGCTAAATCCCCTGATATAGAAATTCTCCATACATCTGTATTGTAATTAGACATACGATGTGCTACATTGCTACAGCTTAAGCCACACGATAATGCTAATACTCTAATCTGATTTATAAGAGACTCTGTAGCCATTCCAAGCTCAATACATCCTTTTTTCTTATCTGAGTACCCATCTGAATCAATAAGACCTGCTAATAATTGAAGCCTTGAATCTATAGATGAGTTCATATACTCCTCTGGTATATGCTTGTTGTTGTATACTCCTATTTTTTTAAGTTCGTTATTTATTCCTTTTAATTTTACTTCAATAATACTTTCGCAGTCAGGTCTCTGTTTTAATTCAATAGGTACATTCCAAATCTCTGCTAATCTTCCTATGTAATGAATTATCTCAGGTTCTTCGTACTTATTTACAAGTACTGTCATTGACCCTTTTCTTCCATCACCAAGCCATAAACCCAAATACATTGGTGGTAATCCTTGAAACTTATCTTCAAGCTCAATACCTTTACTGCATACTCTTGTTAAATGTCTTTTTCTATTGTCAGAGCTATTTATATACTCTTCTGGAGTTAATATAACTTCTCCTTTTCCATACTCGTTCAGTACAAGTCTATGGTTCTTAGTTACAATATAATCTTTCCCATATGGCTGCTTAATTAAAAACCTATCAGCTACACCTTCGGTTCTCTTAACAACAGTCTTAATATCTCCACCATCCACACGAACCTTATCACCTATCTTTATATCTTTTATTTCTAAAAAAGACATATCCTCCATAAGTATCTTTGTCTCAGGGTCATAGCACTCATCGTGAACTAATAGTAATAACTTCTCACCATCATAACTATTGTCGTCAGTATTCTTCCAATCTATTGTGGTATCCAATCCATATAACTCATCGTTAGTAGAATCAAACATATTTTTTTTAGTAATCTTAGACGCAGGAATCCTAAACGCTAACTCCGTCTTTGGTTTATCCATACCATCTTGAATAGGTCTAAAGAAAAATGGTAGCCTATTTGCAATAGGAACAACCTTATCTGTAAACATCTTCTTTGCATCTGACCCTGTCTTAGACAGTATTCCAACTCGTGCATCTTTTGCAAGAGTTCCTGTATTAACACATTCAGATGATGACATAAACGAGAATCCTGAACGTCTTATCTTTAAGTAATCCATTCCAAAACTTCTCTTGTCAGCCTTACAAGCTTCCCAAAATAAAAATAGTAACCTATTCGCCTCCCTGAAGTCAGGATAACCAACATCAATTGAGGTCCACTGTAAGTACATATACTGAGCTCCAGTTACATACGTAGGTTTTCCATTTGATTTAAACCACATTCCATATTCTCTCCTATCAAACTCTGCTTCAATATAGTCTACCCACTGATTTTTAAACTCAGTTGGCTTATCGTTCCAATGAAATATAGTTTGAATCTTTGATAGTATCTTAGGAAGTGCTTGTCTCTCCCAGTATTGCTGATCCTTTTTTGTGTCCCTTTCAAAACATTTCTTAGGGGTGGCAGGTAAACCTATCCTTAAACCCTGAATAGAAATAATATCACCAAGCGTTCCATCCTTAGATATCACAACAAAGTCATACTTCTGGTCGTGACCATACACCCAAGACTTAGCCTTGTTCTTATTAGTCATTACACTCTTAGGAACTACGTCCTCAAGTAAGATGTATAAGCTATTTTGATTTTCTTTCTGCAAAGCCTTGTTTTGTATCAGTTCTACTAGGACCTTTCTCTAAGGACTCTATCGCTTCCTTCTCTGCGTCTATCCTACTTAGAATCTCAAACGCATCAAATATCGCTAATTTTTTAGTGGCTGCAGCATTCTTTAATTTATCTGCCGACAAATCATCTTCAGGGTCTTGCTTAATTATTGCCTCCTTGGAAACTTTAATCAGTTGCTCAACTGCTTTATACCCTGCCTCTATTATTCTTAATTTTAGTTCTTTTGAATTCATAACGCTAATGTTATTTGATGATCATAAATTCTATAAAGAATCTCGTCATCTACATTAAACTCATACTCACTCTCAGGTGTAAAAGATATTAAATCTCCTTTATTTACATCCTGACCTGATAGATACTCATTTGGATATACCATCTCCCCAACTAAAGGTTCGTTTGTAATTGGCTTATAGATGTATGACTCCTCAACGTCTACTGGTTTTACAAAACAGTATCTACCGTATGCGTTCCATCCGTCTTTATTCTTATACATATAAAACTGCTCGTCCTCTATGAAAAATAAGTCATCTTTAAACCAGCTCTTACCACTCTGCTGAGTTCCTTTGATGTCGTTGTAATACTTGAATACATTATGATGTACTAGAAGTATATCTCCAACTTGTATCG